GCGAGATCCTCATGTTAGCCATGATTTCTTTTGCCCCGCCCGCCATTGACGCGATCTCCATGGGGTCAAGACCATCTAGGATTAATTGATCGTTCCTGCACCACCAGAAAGTAAAAGGCCTATGAAACGGATGCCACTCAGTGTTCTGGATCTGCATAATGTTGCGGATAGTTTCCGTACCCTTCGGCCAATTATGCCTGAATTCATGGCTGATCACGCCATTCAAGCACCGTGTGGTGGAACGTACACCAACACACACCCCTTTGACACGATAATCATCCTGGTGTAGCCTTTGAAGGTAATGCACGGCGATGTAATCATACAACTGTTTCTCCGCATTCATCGTTAGACCAAGTTCCGCTGCGGCTGATTCCACATCAGCTTCTTCGACATGATGGTCGAACAGCATGACCGCGTCGTCACCCAAAACTTCACAGTCCACCAAGGCAACATCAAGCCTCAGTGCAATGTAGTGCGCAGCAATGTAGTTCACCAAACTATCGACCAAATTTGTCACGCCTGTACCACTAGGCATGCCCCCTGAGCGTTGACGCGTAAGGCCGAACGGGGTAAGGTATTCCTTATGGATTACCAAGTCCTCTAGCAATGCTAAACGCTCATGTAGGTACGATTGGCACCAGTAGCGTAGCACATCAAACGCTGCGTGTATCATGTCAGCGTGCAGAGAACTGTCAAACTTACTGCTATCGGCAGAGAGAATAGGCACGCCAATAGACCTAGCGGTGTTAATTATCCGCGTAATAGCCTGATCGACGGCGGCAGGATCCAGCCATCCTGAGAACCCGGGCAAGCGAGATAAGGCCGCCAAAACTGGCGTAACAACAGTGGAACCTAATAGCGCGTCCACGTGATCAGTGTGGGCGAGCACTCGCTGTTTTGGCCACTCATTCGGACCTTGTTCCTGCCCTCTCCAACCCATAACATTAGGGAAGACTTCTGAGGCGTCACGAGTGCGCTTTGCGCGATGCAACACTTCACGCCACACGTCCCTTCCCTTACTCCAATGAGGTAAACCCCAGTTGGTGTTCTTTTCCATGGTTTCACAAACAGTTTCCAGCTGAGAGGGTCTAATCGACGCTCCGCTAATTAACGCTTTCGCGTGCGAGACCGCACGTTCTAGCAATTTCCGATCAGGGTCGCAACTCTGACTAAAATATTCGTCCAGGTCACTCATTCTGTCGGCCGCTGGGCGCTGCATAGATCTGGGACCTCTCTTAGCAGCCTCATCAACGTCTTGTTTATCAATACGAACGTATCCGGTTTTGCCAAGGACGCGCCAGTACTGAGCATAAATCTCATCTCTAGGCGCACTTGCAAACGCGGGACTGCGCAAGTCATCCGGCATTCCAGCTTTCGAGGCGTCGAGAAATGAAGCAAGCCTTTGATGAGCCTCGTAAGAAGCAGTATACAAACGAGCCCAAGGGTACTTCTCATCCATCTTTCTTTCCTTCTGATAGCCATCATCGGCCATCCTTTTTCTTCTTCTTTTTGATCATCA